CTCGACTCCACCAGCGGCGGTATCGGCGGCACGCAGCTCCTCGATGTGCTCAAAATCAGCTACAAGGCCAGCGACTACTACGAGGGGTATTACCCCATCAACCGGGCCAACGCCAGCTTCACCTCGCTGAAAGACAAGGCCAAGAAGCACGAACTGACGTTGACCCTCCAAGCAAATGCCGTCGGCGTGGGTTTCAAGAGCACCTATCTCGACACCGGCGCGCTCTGCTATGTGCGCGTGGCGGCGGTTGGCCCCACCATCGACGCGGGCCATAGCATCACCGCCATGTTCACGCACGATATGGCCTGTGTGTTTAGCAACATGGCTGAGTTCAGTGATGAGGAAGGCGTCTATGCCGTCCAATACACGTTGACTGTTGTCCAGGACGCGGCCTGGAATAGTGGCCAGGCGCAGAAAATGACGCTAACCAATCTTGTGAGTGCGCTCTAATTGCGCGGCGCGCAAGGCGCTGGCCTTGGTCACGGGACAATCAGGCAGGTGTGGCTGGTCACAAAATCCGCCGAGTGGCGTATGACACACCGGAAATGGGCAGCGTTCCAGCCACGTATCTGGATCGTCGCGTATGGCCGCCACGGCCTCAATAATTGCCCAAAGCGCCTCTAGTGTTTCTTCATCCGTCGGCATTGTCGTAGACCTCCTGTAGAAAGTATATCCCATGCCTCTCACTCTCTCCAATCTGGTCAGCAATAAGGCCAGCGCCGCTGTTGATTTCGGCAACGGCAATGTGCTGAACGTCGAATATCTCCCTGCCGCCATCTCCGGCGCGATGCTCTCCGGCCTCACGGGCCTCTCACACCCCGACCAACTCTCCGAAGAGGCCGCCGCCGCTGCCCTCAGCAGCGTCACGGCCTCCCTCCTCGCGCTGCTCTACTCCTGGGATTTGGTGGATGATAGCGACGCGACACTCACCATCGATGAGCCGACCTTGAATAGCCTGGGTCTCATGAACGAGTGGACAATTTTCAATGGCATCATGGCGGCGCAGGGTAGCGCGGGAAAATCTTCTGCGCCGACGGCCAATGGCACACTGAGCAGGTAGCGCTCCAGCGCGAACTGCTCGACGGCCTCGGCGCTATGACTGAGGAATATGCGCTCATCCGTGCCGCCAAATACCTCGGCGTCGCCCCCTGGGAACTCCTGGAACGCCCCCTCTTCTGGCAACAGAAAGCCCTGCTCTACGAACGCGTAGACGACCACGTACAGCACGAACTGCAACGCCGCGCCAATGACGCCGCCAGCGTCACCTCGTAGCCCTTCCTAGCCCCGACTCTTAGCCTCCTCTCCTCATCCCCCATGAGGTGCCCCTATGCCCATGAATGTTGCGACCATGATGGCCACCTTCGGCGTCAACACCGCGCCGCTGGCCGCTGGTCTCGCCGAATCCCGCACCATGATTGGCGCGAGTACCGCCGGATTGGCATTGGCCGCCGCCGGTGTTGGCGCGGTAGTCGCTGGCGTTGGTGTCATCGCCACCAAGATGGCCGGTGATTTCCAGGCCGGACTCACGAGCCTCGTCACTGGCGCGGGTGAGGCGCAAAAGAATCTCGGTCTTGTCTCAGCAGGCATCTTGCAGATGTCGAAGGACACCGGCACCTCGACACAGCAACTCATCGCCGGTATGTACATGATTGAATCGGGCGGCTTCCACGGCGCGGCGGGTCTCAAAATCCTGCAGGCCGCTGCGGAAGGCGCGAAGGTTGGCTCGGCTGACCTGGGCACCGTCGCCGATACCGTCGATACCATCCTCAAAAACTTTGGTGAGCATGGCGCCATGACCGCCTCACAGGCGACCAACGCGCTGATTACGACCGTCGCCAACGGTAAGACGCACATGGAAGACCTGGCCAATAGCCTATCGGGTGTGTTGCCTGCGGGCGCGGCGGCTGGCCTGGGCTTAAAAGATGTGCTGGGCGCAATGTCCACCCTCACCGGCGTCGGCCTCGACGCGGCCAACTCGGCCACCTATCTGCGCCAGATGATTATCTCCCTCGAAGCGCCGTCATCCGGCTCTAAGAAGGCGCTGGCGGGCATTGGCATCACGAGCGATGAACTGGCCGCTAAACTCAAACAGGGGCTACCCCAGGCGCTGCAATTCATCAAGACCCAACTGACCGATCATGGCATCCGCGAAGGGAGTGCTGCCTACGTCGCCGCCATCCGCGAAATCAGCGGTGGCACGCGCCAGATGCAGGGCATGCTCAACCTGATGCAGGGCAACATCGGCCAGACGGGCACCCACCTCGACACCTTCGCCGCCAACGTCGCCAAGATCGGGACAGCCTCGAAGACGACTGGCACGTCCGTGACGGGCTGGGCGCTGGTGCAAGGCACCTTCAACCAGAAAATGGCGGTCGCTGCGGAAAGCGTCAAGGCGCTCTTCATCGAGCTGGGCGAGAAGCTCCTTCCCGTCGCCACGAAATTCGCCGGTTGGCTCGGCTCGACCGCCGTGCCTGCCATTCAAAACTTCGCCACCTGGATCACGGGGAGCAGCGACTCGGTGAAGAAATGGCGGCCCATCATCCTCATTGCCGCTATCGCTATTGGGGGCGCGCTCGTTGCCGCCTTTGTCGCGTGGGCAGCCTCTGCCGCCGCCGCCGCAGTCGCCACGATTGCCGCGACCTGGCCGATCCTCGCCATCGGCGCAGCTATCGCCCTCCTGGTCGCGGGGTTGATTTGGGCCTACAACAACATCGAGCCATTCCGCAACGCCGTACAGGCGGCGGCCAATGGCGCGCGCATCATGTGGCAGGATACCGTGCAACTCGTCAATCGCCTGGGTGGCCTTGGCAACATCCTCAAAGTCGTGGGCATCATCGCGCTCGTGGCGCTCACGGGGCCGCTGGTGCCACTGATCCTGCTCATCACGCACTGGAAACAATTTACCGAACTCCTGGGTCATTTCAAGGATCGCCTGGGTGACCTCATGGGCGTCATTGGTGACTTTTTCGGCTCCGTGTTTGGGGCCATCGGCGGCTTCGCCGCGCACTGGATCGGCGTCTGGGTCTCGCTGGTCGCCAAGACCGTGCTCATGGTGCAGAATTTCGCCAGCGGTATTCTCACCAAAATCGGCCAATTCAAGGATGACGTGCTCGCGCACATCGCCTACTTGGTTATCACCACTATCGCCAAATTCCTCTATCTGCGTCAGCAGGCGATTCAGCACGCCAAAGATTTGGCCACCGGGTTTATGTCCGCGCTGGCGGCGCTACCAGGCAAGCTGCTAACGCTGGGTGAGACCCTCATCAAGAATCTGGCCCAGGGCATCAAGAACGGCGCGAGCGCGTTGGGCAATGCGATCAAAAGCCTCCCAGGTATCGGCGGCATTGCTGGCGGTATCGGGAACATGCTGCCCCACTTCGCCTTAGGCGGCGTCATGGGCCAGTCTGGCCTCGCGCTCGTGGGTGAGCAGGGGCCAGAGATCGTGAATCTCACACGCGGCGATACTGTAACGCCCGTCTCAAAAACACAAAGCGGTCTCTCCCAACTCCCTGCCAGCCTCGCGGGCGCACTGGGCGGTGGCGCGAGTGGGCAGACACAGACGATCATTGTGCAACTCCACGCCGATGGCAAGAAGATCGCGCAGGTGGTCGTGCCGCATATCCATACCGTGATCCGCAACGCCACCGGCCAGAGGGGATTTTAGGGAGATGCGACCATGACCGCTGGAGCCTACACCGCCAAGATCGCGGGCAGCCTTGTCAACGTCGTGGCGGGCAGCCTCAACATCGTCAACCAGATTGGCCAGCGCAGCCAGGGCGGCCTGACCGTCTGGTCGGCGCTCGGTGTCACCTGGCAATATGGCACGCAGATACAGGTCTACGACGACACCAACGCGTTGGCCTACGCGGGCTATATCACCAAAGACAAAGCCTATCGCGACCCCGGCGCGCGTCAGGGGGATGGCGGGCTGCTGCTGCACGATCTGACGCTCATGGACAACTGCTATCGCGCCGATAAGCGGCGCGTGTTCAAGTCGTATCTGAACGTGACGGCGGGCTTCATCGTCAACGATCTCTTGGGCGCCTATCTTGCGCCGGAGGGTGTGACGGCACTACCGACCAGCATTGCGACGGGTCTCACCATCAACGAGGTCATCTGGAACGGCACGAAGAGCGTAAGCGATGCGCTCACCTGGCTGGCCGAACAGGCGGGCTACTGGTGGCAGATCGACCTCAATGCCGTGCTCTGGTTCCAGCCCTATGGCGGCGTGCCAGCCCCATTCACGCTGGATGGCACCAACGCCGATAGCATGCAAGACCTCTACGTCGAAAATGGGAACGACCTGTACGTGAATCGCGAATACGCGAAAGGCAGCTTTGCCGAGACGAGCGTCTTGACCGAGAGCTTCCACGGCAATAGCCTGACGCGCAACTACACTCTTTCCTACGAGGTCTCCACGGTGGCGTCGGTGGCGCTCAACGGCGTGGATGTGACAGCTTTGAGCCTCACCAAAGGCTCGTCAGGCGGCCTATTTTACTACGCCGTCGGTGACGCCGTAATCGCGCAAGACCCCAGCTTCCCGCTGTTGGCGGTGGGTGATACCCTCGTGATTACCTACAAGGGGCGCTACCCCGTGTTGGCTGTGGCGCAGAATACCGCGCTCATCGCCGCGCAGAAAGCGCGCGAGGGCGTCGGCACGGGCCTGGTGGAATCCATCTATAGCAGCACGAAGGTGAGAACGCTCGCAGCCGCGTTTCAGATCGCCTCGGCTCTCCTATCCCATTATGGCTCGGACAGCACGCTGCTGACCTTCTCAACGCGTTCCAAGGGCCTTCAACCAGGGCAGATGCTCAATGTTAATCTCAGTGACTTCGGCCTCAGCAATAAACAGATGCTCATCAACTCCGTCGGCATCAGTGACCAGAACGATGGCATCAACATCTGGTACCCGGTGCAGGCGATTGGCTCCCCCGTCGAGAGCGCGCAATGGCAGACCTACTGGCAGAACCTGATGCAGCAATCGAGTGACCCCAGTGACTACACCGACACGACCGATACGAGCCTCGCGCTGCTCTCCGTTTCATCGTTCACGGCGTCGCACAGCTTCGCCGTGACCCAGGCCAAGCACACCTGCCCGATCTTCTCGAACGCCACCACCTTTGGTAACAGTACAGTTTTCTGCTAGGAGTACAATCCTATGGGTCTCTGGACAAACGCCGGACTGACGCTGGTGGCGACGGCGGTGCAATCCAATAGCGCCAGCAACACGGCCATTAGCTATGTCAGCATTTCCCCTGGCTGCGGCACACTCAGCGCCGCCATCACGGCCAGCAACGTCTATACCGCGCTGGCGCTGGACGCGCCACTGGTGGTGGCGCTCAGTAGCGGCCAGACACTGACCGTCACCGATGGCAGCAACAGCGAGACCGTCGTCACCAGTGGCATCGCTTCTATCGGCGCAACCTCGATCCCGATCAACTCCTGGACAGCCGCGCATAGCTATCTGGCGCACACCACGGGCGTCTGCCCTACCCCGCTCGCCACCGATCTGACGCTCTATAACGAGACGGTGCGCGTAGCGGCTAACGCGGGCGCGGCGGGCGCGTCGGCAGGCGAATCACTCAATGCGGCCTATTTCGATGGCACACAGGCCACCGCCGTGTACATGCTCGTCGGCTACTGGGGGGGATCGAGCGCCACGTCCACGCTCGCCACCGGCACCCTCATGGGCGAGGATATCCAATACTGGAACCACACCCTCAACAACGACTCGAATATGTATCAGGCCGATAGCCAAATCTAGGAGAGGCGTCACCCATGCCCAATACCGTTTCTGGCCCCTTCGCCGCCATCAACGTGGTCAATGGCTCAACAGCCGCCAACGCCACCTGGGGCAACAATGCGCAGACGCAGGCCGGGGTCGCGCTGGCCAGCTTCAATCCCGATCTCGTCACCGGCGGCTTTGTGCTCAGTGGCGCGGTGGCGACGCGCCACAATAGCTATTACGCCGCCGTCCAGACCGATACACCACTGCGCTATTATCGATTGGGTGATAGTGTGACATCTTTGGCGGTTGATTCGAGCGCCAACGCACTGCACGGGATCGACTCCGGCGTACCTACCGTTGGCGTCGCGGGCGCGCTCACGGGGGACGGCGACACGGCCATGACCTTCGCCGCCGCCAGCAGCCAGCGCATTACCCTCCCTGACAATGGACTCCCCGCCGCCAATACGACCTGGTCGGTCGAACTGTGGTTTAAGATCGCCAGCCTGCCCGGCGGCACGCAGGTGCTGGCGGGCTGGGGAACGGCGGCGACCAAACAAACCGTTTCGATCATCATGACGACGACCGGTATCTCGACCTCGGTCTTTGGCTCAGCGACAGCGGCGCGTTCGCCCTCGCTCAATACCTGGCACCATTTTGTGGCGACCTGGGATGGCACGACGCTCAAAGACTATCTCGATGGCGTCGTGGGCACTGGTATCACCCCTGGCGCGCTCAGTGTGACGCTCACGGGCACCGCCGCCATCGGCGTCAGGACTGATCTAACGCTCTATTTCAGTGGCTCGCTGGATGAGGTCGCCTTCTATAGCGGCGCGCTCTCCAGCACGCGGGTCACGGCGCACTACACTGCCGGGACGACCGCGACGACGCAGGTGGATATCGCCAGCGGCGTCGCCTACCTCATCCAGTCAGATGGCACATTGGCGCGTTGCGTCATCGCCGCCACCAATGAGACCACGAGCACGCACAGTACGACGTACTTCCTTGATCTCAACCCCGACGGCTCATGGAGTTGGGCCACCTCGCATAGCGGGGTAGCGAACCATATCACCATCTGTAGCGTGCTGACCGATGGCAGCGGCAACGCCATCACCGTCACCGACGCGCGCGTCATGTCCGCGCCGCTTCTAACCGCCGCGACCGCCGTCAGTATCCCTGGCGCGCCGACGATGTTGGCGCAAGCGCTCGATGTGCCAGTGCTGACGAACAACGATCAGGTGATCGTGCTCGCGCTTACGCCAGCGCGAGGCACCTACCGATTTTCGCTGTATTTCAACTACCGGAACAGCACGCCTGGTAAAGTGACCGCCTACGCGCGCTGGTCTGACGGGGGCTTCGCCACCAGCAATTTTATGCTCACCAACACCGGCGCGGCGGGCCAATTTCTCACGGGTTCCCAGGCGAACAACACCGGGAATAACCAGGTGTGTACCTGCGCCGTGATTGATGCCCGTGTCGATGCAGCGACATTGCTGGCCGTCCACTTCCAGGACGCGGGCACGGGCACGGTCAACGATGTTGTCAGTGTCACCGTTTCCCGGATCGCGTAGAATAGACTAGAATAGAGACCATGAAGAAGCAAGGGCGGCAGAGGCAGCAGACAACTAAACGCGGGTGCTGGTATCTCGTGGAGCGGCTGGTGCTCGCGCTCGAACTGCCCGCCGTCTTTGCCTTCACGACCGGCGGGGCCATCCTGGCGTTTCTCAATGACAAAGCCGCCGCTGGCCTCATCCTCTTGTGTCTGGCCGCGATCCCCGCCCTGGCCTGGGCACATCTCGCCCGCCGGGATTAGCCGCCTCTCCTCATCCCAGGAGACACCTCATGTCTAGCGTTGCCACGTATCCCAACCCCACAGGGAGCAGACAGCAACGCCGTGGTTCCACACAGCGTGATACTGCCCGCCCGCCGAGTATAGCACACGGTCTCGCGCAAGCACCCCTAGAACAGGAGTCGCCGCCGATGCGACGCAACCCCGACGCCGAAGACGCCCGCGATTTGCAGCGTGATTGGCGGCTGCGTATGGAGCGCCGCGCCGACGAGGGCGACGAGAACCACGCGCAGACCGCCATCATCCTGGAGCGCTGCATCAATCGCCTGGACGAACACGACCGGCGCATCAAGGCACTGGAAGACCGCCCTGAGCGCCAGATACGCGAGCAACGTGCGGCGCTGGGTCTCACCAGCAACGTCGTCTATACCCTGCTCACCGGCGCCGCCTTCATCCTCGCGTTGCTCTCCCATGTCTCATTCCACTAGGAGCAACTATGACCGCCATCACCTACAGCATCCCCGGCCTGGCATTGATGAATCAGTTGGTGGAGCAATCCAACCCGCGCGACGACTGCGTGTTCACGTGTAGCGCGGCGGTTGTCACCGCGCTCACGGGTACGCGCATCACCGGCGCGCAGATCAAGGCGCAGGACAACAACTATGGCCCGACGTACACCGGCTTCGCCAGCGAGGCCAATCTGGTGGACACGATGGATCGTCTCGGTGTCACCATGACGCGCCAGACCAACAGCACGCAGGCGGGTCTCGTGGCGTTGCTACGCGCCCAGGTGGCCGCTGGCCATCCCTGCCTCGTCACCATGCCGAGTCAGTGGAATAGCGCCACGACCGTCGCGGGCTACAATCCGCGCACCTATAACGGCTACTCGCACGTCGGTGTGGCCTGTGGCCTGGGCGCGGGCGTCATTCGTGTCATGAATCCCTGGGGCGGGTTCTGGCAGGATGGCAGCGACGCCTATTGGGCGCTGCGTTTGCTGGGCGGCTCCATCTGGGTCGCTACCAAGAAACTCGTGGCCGTCGCGCCAGTAGCGGCGGCGCCGAAACCTGTGGCTACGCCTGCTACGGCATCCGACACCGAGACCATCGCCACGCTCAATGCGCAGATCGTGGTGTTGCAGGAGAAGATCAGCGCCGCCAAAGTGGCGCTGGGGTAGCCGCCATGCTCGCCCCATTCCTCACGTCACTCCTCGTCTGCCTCGCGCCCACCAGCCTCGCTGTATTGCCTCTGATCGTCGTCTTCTCAGCCCCCGAAAGGAATGCTGCAAATGAACCTGTTTCAAAGGGCCTTCGCCGGATCGGCCCTGACTCCTGGCGAGCGCGCCCTCCTCAAATTGCTGCAAGGCTTCGCGCTGGCGGGCGTCCAGTCCGCGCTGCTGCTTGCGCCGTCACTGATCGCGCTCAACGGCGGACAGGTGACTATCGCCGCTGGCGGATTTGGGATGATGCTGGGCGCGTTTGTGCATGGATTGATCGCCGCCTATCAGAAATACGCCAGCGCCAAAGGTGATGCGCCTCTGCCCATCGCTGCGCCGCAGCCCGCCGAGATTCCTGTTGGTGGCCCTGGCATCCCGCCAACCGATAGCCCCGCCAGCGCCGCGCTTGATGTGCCACTCCAGCAGGCCGCCTAGACCATTTTGTTGGAGCCGACAAAATGGTCGGTAAGACGAGACGACGCCAGCCTTGAAGGCTGGCGTCTCTTGCTGTGTACGAGATCAAAATATCCGTGCGCGCATGGCGCGTGTAACTGGCCCGACGATGATCTCCGTGTCGGGATATTCGCGTTTGGCCTGCGCTACCGCAGCCTCTTGCGCAATGGCCGCGCTGGTTGCGCCGTTGACATAGTAGCCCCGGACGAAATGGCGGTCAGGGTAACAGACGGACATTTCAACGTGATACGTCCAGGTGCTCGCGTCACCCAGCGTGATCTCTGCCGCTAGGCTTTCCCATGTGCCCTCGACAGGCACGAGTGGAGTGCTTGCCATCGCTACCACACCTCCTGCAACTCGCGCAGTTCCTGCGGCTCCATTGGCGGCACATCGTCACGCGCCTCACGTGTACGTTTTTTCTGCCACGTTGAGCGGTGCCGATTGACCGTATTGTCGTGCGGCATCAGCTTGAGTGAGCCGGGCATATCTTGATTGGCGCGCTTAAAGACTTCAACGGCCAGTTCATGCTGACCTACTTTGCGCTTCTGGCCACTAGCCCACCACTCATCAAGGAGTTTGTAGGTGGTAAGTTCGATAATGCGCGCGCGGCGATCAGCGCCCTCCTTCTTGCGTTCTTTGTACGACTTCTTCATACCCTCGGAGATCATCTCGGCACGAGTCTTAGATGGTCGGGCCGGGCCGGAATTGGCCGCGCGTCGCGTGCTGTGGCGCGTGCCGCTAGATGCCGCGCCCGCTGTCTCGGCCAACTCATCCTCTGAATAGACTGCTGTGATGCCGGGGTCTTCGTCCTCATAGCCGTCAGTCTCGTCGTAGATAGCCCACGGATCGGTCGGTGTCTCCGGGTCATGCATCGCCTTGTAGGCGCTTGCTGCGGCCACATGATGCTCCAATGTCTCAGTCAGTGGCAGCGTTGCTGCGGCGTGAATCTTCACCGATGGAACGCCGCCGTGCCCCGCTGGCAGCGCAGGCGGCATGCCTTTCTGCGCTACTGCAATCAGCCGATTGAGCTTATCTTCCTCGTGTTCGCCCATCACCGCTGACGCGCCGAAGAGTTCCATCTTGCGCGCGAGCGGCGCGCTGGGATCGTTGGCGATCTCCGACACATCGCGGATGACTCCCTGCCCAGCGCCTAACTCCACCTGCGCCAGAATGTCGCGGGAAGTGACGGGCAGTGGACGCGCCATCGCCAGATAGACCGCGATGAGCGGAGCCGCCAGCGCGCGGGCGATAATCAACGCCCAGGCGACGCCGCCGACGGGACGCTCATAGACACCCGCCATGTAGCAATAGGTGCCCGCCTCGATGAGAGAGATACCGCCGATGACCAGCGCATGCAGCCACATATCGCCAAGCTCGGCGCGGCGCATGCGCAGGAGCCGATAGACGCTCGCCGCCTGCAAGACGGCGACATCCATCGCGGGCACCAGGAGCGCCGTCACGCCGAGCGCGATGGCGTTGGGGATATCGAGTACGCCGTGTTGCAGACTGGCGACCACCGCGCGGAAGGCGTCACCACCGAGAGAGACGAGTGACGCCAGCGAAAAGAGGATAATCAGCAGGCCTGCGAACCAGTGCGAGACACGCGCGCCTGCGCTGCCTTGGCGGGCAATGTCGCGCATCTGCTCCTCGACCTTATCGCGCTGGCCAAACATACGCGTTCGGACGCGACCGAACCAGCCGGTGATCTCACCGGACACAGGGATAGACGGGTGTTGCTGCATACAATTCTCCTGGTTGCTCAGGGACATACACACACGAAAACGCTGCCGCTATGCTACCATGCCCGCTCCGTATTGCCTACAACAGCATACGTTTGGTGTGAGACAAACGGGCTAGGCTGACGGCTACACCGCAATGAATAGTTGGTCAAGGGCGCGGAGGATATCAGTGTACCCCTTCGCCTCCCACCAGCTTACGGTGGTGTGCCTGAGTTCGCTATACAATTGCCAGACTACGTGCCAATGCTCCTGCATGTATCTTCTCCCTTCGGTATCATTGCCCTCAAATAAGCGAGTACAATCCTTTGAGCAGTAGTTGATAGTTCCCCACGCAGCAGCGTATTCGCCCTTATCGAACACATCACGGAGCGATTTCCAACTTGCGGTCTTTATTTGTCTAAACACTGCCAACGTCATCTGCTTGCCGTTGATGGTCAGGATGCGAATCTCAACTGAGGCCGTCTTGATAACGGCCTCATCTGTGGTGATGTGACGTTCTTCATCCATTACTAGAACCTCCACTCGTCTCGCCCCGGTCGTTGCTGGCGCGTTACGCTACGCCTCAGTTGATATCAAACCAACAGTTTTGACACAGGCGCTCGTCCTCGGCTACGTCGTCCTGATTGTTGGCGGTGATTTCCTCGTCTGTCAGCTCGCCGCCACACTCGCTACAAAACAGCGACACATCAATGTCTGCCGCGCCGGGGTCAACCGGCTCAAGAAATCGTGTCATTACATTCCTCTCTCCTGGTAATGATCTGCGCCCGCTCCTTTTGTTCCTCTAGCGCCTCATGGAGCAAGCCGGTCAGCGACTCAATAAAGCCTTTCAACTGCCGATCCGTCATCCAGTCGCATCGGTGACGAACCGACTTTTTCTTCTCCATACTTTGCCTAGTCCCCCATTAGGTTCCTCGTCTCGCCCCGGTCGTTGCTGGCGCGTTACGCTACGCCACCGGGGCCAGTGTTTTTGCATCGCGTTCCCGTGCGCCCGCCTCCCAATCCACCGCGTAGACACTGACGCCAAGCGCATCCGCGATAGCCCGCATGGTGGCGCTACGCGGCGGGAAGTGCTTACCGCGCTCGATATCAGCGATGGTGTTGCGTGTCACCCCGGCAGCCTCGGCCAGCGCCGTCTTTGAGAGACGACGCAACACGCGCCACTGCCAGAGCGGCTTGCGATCACTGGATGTCATGGTCACGCCCTTCGGGACAGTAGGCCCAACCACCATCGGGATTACAGGAGGCGCATCCAGCGCCGTCACACGCTGCGCAGTCTTCCCACTCCATTTCACACCCGCACGACGCGCAGTAGCTAGCGCCCTCGCCGGGATCATCATAGTCGTCATAATTCGGATCATACGGCGCCTGCATTGTCGTTCTCCTCCCTGGTTGTCGGATGCGCCAATAGGATGTCTACGGCCTGTTGCAGCTCGTATCCCTCGCCATCTTCGGTCGCGGGATCGTAGGCATGATAGTGCAGCCCACCATCAGGCCGCCGCGTCCAATATCCATACTCGTCTGGCTCAGGCACGCTCTCTGGCTGTGCTGGGAGTTGCGCGGGCGTGAAACTGACGAACTCACCGCCGTTAATCCTGACCTCTCCAACGACATGCCCCGTCTGTCGATTGACCACATCAAATGTGCCGGTCGTGCGCTCGGTGATTTGCTCCATCATTTCCTCCAATCGTGTCACGTCATCCACTGCCCTCAGTATACACACACCGCGCACCACTGTCAAGCATATCGCCAAACGAGTTTTCGCGTAACGCTTGACACCATTATGCGCTTATGGTATGCTGCGTCCATCGGACACAGCAACACGGCCCGGCAGCAACAATGGGCTAGTCCAATTAGCAGGAATGGGGCAGCAACAATGGCGCAGCAACAGCCGGTACTTGACACCTGGGTAGACGATGTAGCAGACGTAGTGCGTACCAGTTTAGCCGAGGCCGTCGCCGATATGACAGCGACACTGGTGCGGATGGGTGAGTGTCTCGGGTGGGAGCATCCGCTGGTAGCGCTCAAAGAGCAGCAGTTGCTGCTGTGGGAAGGGGAGTTGAATCGCCAACGAGAGAACCGCCGCGCGCAGCGACAGCAACAGCAGCTCCGCGTCGGGTAGCAGGCTAGTCGAGAGGATGACACAACGCGCACGGATCGCGCATACACGCATGAGAGAGAAAGTGAGCAACCGCTTTTGGACAGCAACACCCCACAGATACATGTGGCGCACGAGCCACAACAGCCACAACAGATGACCGTCGGCGCTGGTCGGCTACTCTGCCGTTGCAGCCAGTGCGACTACTGGATCACCCTCGCCCGTGCCGCCTACGAGCCATTCGCGCAGATCACCGGCCTGCGCTGCTCCAGTTGTGGCAAGCCGATGATGGTGATCGATCTCGTCAACGACCCGCAATAACCATCTACTAAGTTTGGAACGCAGAAAGGGAAGGTCATGCCCATTTATCGCGTCCGCAGGGAGGAAACCGAGACTGAAACTACCACAACCGTATCCTATGCGACCTTCGCCGTTGATGCGCTTGATGACCCAAACAAGGCCTTCCACCGGCTCAAACGAGATGGTGATCTGAAATGGGAGCGCGCGTACCACGAGGATGATAACGACTACGACACTGATGAGGAGTTTGATGCCCCTGAGATGATCGCCGACGATGAGAGCGCAGAGCCACCAATACGTGGTAAGCCAGCCGATTTCGGATTGATGCAAGCAGCCCTCGTGTAACAGCAACACATTCGGGCTATCTGTTTGACAAGATAGCCCACTGCATCGTATGAGATGAGGAGAGCAACATGCCTCAGCATCAGCAACAACGCACCGCCGCCAATAGCGGCTTCCTTGATGATCTTGACCCCAATGAAGGTGGGCGCTATCAGCCCTATCCCGAACATGATCCCCATGACACGCCGCCGCTCTACGGCCAGAACCAGGGGCAGATGCCGCCAGCGCCTCGCGTGACACCCCCCGTTGGCATGGGCACGCGCGCCAAGAACACGATGCCCGTTGGGCGACGGCCCATCACGGAGCATACACAGTTCCAGATACGCGACAAGTGCTGGACGTGTAATGGCACAGGCCGCGTCAAGGTGGGGCAGGCGGCCTGTAACCATCACCGCTGCAATGGGCGGACGTTTAGCCCTGAGGTGTGGGCTGACCATGCCGCGCATGATTGGCACGGCAACACGCTCCCCTGTGGCCACGACCGCCGCAAATGCGCCATTACCGTCTATGCTGAGGTGAACTGCGCCGCCTGCGCCCCGCGCACGGATGCTGATCGTATCGGCTATGTTGATCGCTGGTTCACCTTCGAGCAGCACATCCTCTATCTGCTGAACTCGCCCATGTTCATGAATGCGCTTTTTGATGTGCTCGAAGAGATTTACCCACACATCATCGATCCTGCGACCGCAGAGCATCGGGCGGCCTATACGCACCAGGCTGCGACCAACCCGCAATATCAGCGCTCCGAGCCAACGGCGCCACCTGCCTATATCGGCGCAAACGCAAATCACAATGTGCCGCCGCTGATGCCTGACGAATGGGAGCAGGAGCAGATTCGTCAGGGGCGCAACAAGAGTTTTTAGCCTACAGGGAAAATGGCGACCCCGCCAGCAAAGCAACTTACTGACGGGGCTGCTCATGCATCAGACAGCAACAGCGCCTCATGCATGAGCGGGAATGGGTAGCCCGCACCAGGCAACAACTGGTGAGGCTTCACGAGTATAGCATAACGGACTGACCTCAGCTATACCCCACGTGACGCCTCTCCTAGCATCGATCAGCAACACGACAGGAGAGCAACCTCATGTCTACTACGCATACACCAGCTACGAGGCCGTCACAGCCTCAACAGCTAGCCTTTTCAATGCCACCCGATAAAAGAGACATCCACAATCATCTAGGCGACTCTACGACCTCCTCAGCGCGTCTGGAGGCCATCCAGGAAGACGCCTATCTCTGCGCCTGGCTGCGCAGCCGGTTGGATGACGCGCTCGGCTACCGCCATCTGCGCGAGGATTCAGCGCTGGTCGTGACGGCGAGTGACCGCGCCCAGGTGACGCGTCTGCTGCGTGAGGCGCAGCGGCGTGGCCTCGATCTAGCCAGTGGCGTACGGACTGCCAGGAAGGTGGCGTGAGATGGTCTATTCGCAAGGCGAACTGGCGCGCAACAAATGGCGCTATATGGACAACCAACGCCGCGCCATCCAGGAGCATATCGCGGGGCTGTGGGAGCAGGCGGCCATCCTCAAGATGCTGCACAGCGACGCCGAGGCCATGAGTCAGTTACAGGAGACACTTGATGATATCCAGGACTGGCAGAACGACCTCGCCGCGCTCCACGTCGAGATGGCGCGTCAGCAGCAGCAGATCAGGCCACGTGTCGCACGTAGCGCGCAGCAGACACAACAGAAGGCGGGGTAAGCGAATGCCCACACAGAGTTGGATACCGCCCTTTCTCGCCTTCTGGTCAATGGCCTTTTGCCTCGTCGCGGGTTGGGCGATCCAGGGCTATGTGACTAGCCGTCGTGAACGCAAAGCGCAGGAACCACTCCCGCCGGTGCTGCCCGCCTGGCTGTTTGATCACAGCGATGCGACCTCCGATGGCGTCACCTACTGCCCGCAGTGCTGCGCGGGCGCGCTCAATGGCTGGCATGTCGAGCCACGTGGCCATCCGATGTTTTGCAGCGAGCATCACGATTCGATCTTGGCGCGGGCGATAGCCGCCCGTTTGGAAGAGGCAAAGCGATGAATGACGAGATAGATTGGGTAGAGATTGGCGCGGCGCTACGCGCGCCCTTCGCCCCTGAGGATGTCGATTTTCGGCCCCAGGGTAAACCGAGCGGCAACGGCAAAGTGCAGGCGGTCTGCTATATCGACGCGCGCACGGTGGCGGATCGACTGGATGAGGTGGTCGGGCCAGGCGCGTGGTCATTTCACTATGAGCCGCTGCTGGTCGAGCGCGGTGAGATTCAACTCGCCAAAGGCACACTGACCATCCACGGCGTGACCAAAGAGGATGTCGGCGACGGGTCAACCTTTGCCACCTCGAAGGGCTGTGTCTCCGATGCGCTGAAGCGCGCGGCGGTGCTGTTCGGAGTTGGGCGCTATCTCTATGGCGTCGGCGGCGAATGGGTGACAGCCGATCAATATGGGCGTATCTCTGAGGCTGATGTCCAGCGCCTCCGCGCCAAACTGCCCGGCGGCAAAGCGGTTGTAGCGCCAGCGCCGCAGACCTTTGTCACAGCGCCTAAGTCGCTCGCGCCAGCGGTCAACCCCAGCGACGCCAAGGAGTTGCGACGCGAGCCGAAGCTGGAGACGCTCGCTGATGTCCAGCAAGCGCTCGCCAACTATCGCAACGTGCTCGGCATCACCGACAAAACGATCATCGCCACGGACATGAAGTTGGACTATCAAGCGTCACTGGCGCGGCGGAGTGACTATGTTGAGGCGTGGAAGCGCGCCAGCATGGATCGGCAGAAGGCGGGCGTGACGCGATGACGAAAACCTGTGAGCACTGTGGCCAACCGATGATCCGTTTCATCTGCGACGACTGCGATGGGCGTGGCGGCTGGTGGCGCATGGCGGTGTATTTCGATGCGCGGGGCGATGACTACCACTGGCGCGAATGTCATCACTGTGACGGCTCCGGCAAGCTGCTGGCCTGTAGCAATTTCCACTGCCCCAACAAGACACGCTATGCGCCAGGCGCGCTGGATCGCGCCATCCTGAAAGCAGCGACTGACGAATGAGCACACCATCCCCAACAGCACGACCACGCGGGGCTAAGCCCCGCGTGGTCACGGTCAACCGAGCGCCACCTGCGCCACTCTTGCGGGTGTGGGTGGCGGGCAATCCAGTGAGCGCTAATCACATGTATGGGGCGCGGGGCTATGGCGCATCACGACGCCTGACGCCTGAGGCGCGACAATGGCGCGATGATGTCGCCACCTCCACCCTCGCCTGGCGGTTCGCGGATGACGCGCCCCGACCCGCGCTCAGCATCAGTTGTCGCTTTCCTGGCGCACGGGCCGATGTCGATAACCTGCTGAAGCTGGTGCTGGATGGCGTCAAGATCGGCCTGGCGGTAGATGACCGCTACGTGATGCGTGTCTGCGCTGAGAAGACGCCACTCGTACGTGGGGAAGAACGCGGCGCGTGGATCGAGGTCACGTGTCTGCCACAGGCGCAACGACCACCGCGCAACAAAAGGACGGCATAACGATGGATATACGCGCCAATTGGTATCGCTGGTATCGCGCATGGCGACAGCAACGCCGCGACCGCCGTGACGCTTTGGCCGCGCAAAAGGCCGAATTGGCGCGCAAAGAGCGGATACAGCGAGAAGCAGACGCGTGCGCAGATCGACTCATACGCCGCTACGTCGCAGAACACGAGCATCAAGAGATGATTCGCAGCGCCGTTGATGAGGCGCTGCGAAGGCGAGGTCGATAGTCATGGAAGAAGCAGCGACAATTGAGGCGGCGGCTTTTCGCCGCCTACGGGCCACACACGACACGACGCTCCGCGAGCAGCTCATCGAGCAATGGCTCTGGCTACCGCGCTATCTCGTCAGCACGCGGCGCTACCATGCGCCCGGCTGGGAGCGTGAGGACTTCGTGAGCGAAGGGATGGTGGGGCTTATCCAGGCCATTGACAGCTACGACCCAGACGGCAAACACGTGGGGCTGCGGTTTCATACCGTCGCCGAGTGGCTCATTCGGCGGCAGATCAATAGCGCCATCCAGGACGATATCGCCGAGCAGCCCACGGTGCCCCTGCGCGCCTTTGAGCCGGTGCTGACGCCCGCGTGGCTCCAGGATCGCATCACGCGTGAATTGGAGGCGCTCCCCGCCACTGGCCCCAGCGTCGAAGAGCAGGTGATAACCCTCATTGATGGCGCTGAGTTGTCCGCGCCGCTTGAGGCGGCGCTCCTCTTGCTGTCAGAACGCCAGCGGATGATCGTCATGGCGCGCGCTGGCGCGCTGCCTGATGGCTCGGCATGGTCGTATGAGGAGATTGGCGCGCTGGTGGGAGTAGGTAAATCAACCGCCTGGCGCAGCATGCAAAAGGCGCGCGCCATCCTGCGCGCGAACCTCGTCACCACACACAGCGGTATTCTCGCGCTACGTGAACTCGACGAAGCGGAAAAGAGGCAACGCCAGCAGCGCTTACAGCGACAGCAGCGGCAAAAGACGAAGGCGGCGTGATGAGATGGCGGGAGAGATTCGACGCGAGAACTTCGCGGATGAGGCGTCATGGTTAGCGTATCTAGCATTTGAACACGAGAACAATGAACGCAAACTTCGCGAGGATTTGGCACGATCCCAGATGCCACTCCATACACGCAAGAGGCTTGAACGATTAGACAGGCGGCGCGAGCAAGAACTGACCCGCCGCCGGAAACAACGCGAGCGTGATCGCCGTGAGATAGCAGATCAATTGATCAATGACGAGCGGAAGAGAATATTAGAGACCACCTACAGTGTGGCAGAGGTGGCAGATATGCTTGGCGTAAGCATCATCACAATCCGCAAACGCATTGAGTCAGGAAGCATTGAAGTAGTTCGTCTTCCACACCGGCCACACCAAAAACACATACGAGGCGAGGGAATAAGGCGCATACCGTTATCCGCAATAAAGAAAGTGGAGATTAAGCCCGCTGTGGCACCATGCCCTGCTCCGCTCACATGTGTATATTGCGGATACTCGTATTCAGATGGTTCCCATAAACCATATTGCTCGTGGCAATGCGTGCAATCGCACCGACTGAACGTATGGCAATATGGTTTTTAGGACGCGCGCTGCTTAGGACGCCTTTTGCTGGATGCCCTCAATCTTCAGGCGCTCAATATCCTCGCGCTTGAAGCGTAGCGGGCGCTGGCGCTCCAGCATCGGATTGACCGTCGCGGGCGTAATATAGCCCTGACGAATGCGCTTCCAGAATGTATTGCGGCTGATGCGCAGCTCAGCCATCGCCTCTTCGCTGGTTAGTAAGGCTGGCATAGGATCAGTCTCCTCCATCAAATGAAATGGACTTCAAAACATCACCATTATACCACAGGTACTAATGGTATGCAACGCACTAGACAAAACGTACGTGACGTAGTATACTTAGCGTACGGGATATGGGAATGGTTTTTAGGAGCGGATACATGGCAGCAACACCACCGAACCCTCCGCAGCGCAACAGCAACATTCGCGCGTTACCTATCGAGGAGAACCGGGGCGAGTACACCGATAATCTCCCTGGTGATGAGAGTGCCGAGCAGGGTGTGCTCGGCTGTATCCTAGAAAACTCGCGTGAGATTCTCCCGCTTGTACGGCGCATCCTCTCACCGGGTGACTTCGGACGCAACAAGCACAACATCATCTATCAGACCGTCATTGACATGGCCGACCGGGGCGACCCGGTAGATGTCTCTACCGTGCCTATCGAGTTGCGTCGCCTCGGCAAGCTCGAAGATGTTGAGGGCATCGGCTATGTCACGAGTCTACCCAACCTCGTGCCGAACATCTATGACGCTGAATACTACGCCAATCAGGTGCGCGACGCCGCCGCTGGTGTTCACGCTGTTACCTTCGCGCAGAAGGTGGCGCTACTTGGCTATGGCAATATTGGCGCAGACAAGATCATCGCCGAAATTGATCGCCTCCACGGTGAGTTACATGAGCATGCGGGCGCGCTCACCGTCAATCGATTCGGCATCATGTCAGACCTCGAACTCGAACAGATGCGCCCGGTGCGTGGCATCCTCGGCACGTGGATACGTGACCGCGATATCGTCGCCATCTATGGCAAAACCGATAGCTACAAGACGTTTCTCGCGGTCGGTATCGGCATGTGTTTCGCCACCGGCGTGGATTGGTATGGCATGCCCGTCGAGCAGCGCGCCGTCTTCTACATCGCCGCCGAAGCCCCTGGAACAATTGGTGAACGTAAAAAGGCGTGGAAGATTCATCACGGCATGGCAGGCCAGCAGACCGAGTTCTACACGTCTACGCTGCCGGTTGATCTTACCTCGCGCGAAGAGGTGACAGCGCTCATCGGCGATATTCGCGCCATGCTCCCTGACGCGCCCGGCGCGATCATCGTGGACACCTACGCCTGCGCCACCAGCGGTGATGAGAAGGATGCGAGCACCGTCAACGCGGCCTATCGCGGTATGCGGATGCTCCGTGACGCCTTCGGCGCGACCGTGCTCTATGTCGATCATGAGGGCAAAGACCGCGAACGCGGGCAGACGGGTAGCCAGCGCAAGCAAGATAACGTGGATGTGCAGATTCACGTCGAGAAAGTGGCTGACCAATCCGGCCTCATCACCGTCAAGGCGAGCAAGATCAAAACCGCCGATACCCCCTCGATGCTCACCCTCCAAACGAAATCCGTAGGTTGGTATGACCCGCGTGATGAGGCTGGATCGGGATCGCTGGTACTCATCAACGCCGATAGAGCGCAGGCGCAAGCCGCAACCAAAGAGGCGCAATCACTCCGACTCCCCCGCCGTCAACGGCAAGCGCTTGACATATTGTCGGATTTGCCTAGCCAAAAAGGGTCGTACGGTGACTGGTGGAAAGCCTGTCGGACGGCTGATGAGACGTTTGCGAAGACTTCTTTCGACGACGCGCGGAAGAAGCTCGTCGAAAGCCGCTTAATTTCAGTCGTGGACAACGAATACGTTAGCTTGGTACAATCACAAAACCGTACTAGTACAACCGTACCGAACCGTACTGGTACGGTTAGTACGGTCCCTTATATAAGGGACCGTACTTCCGTACCAACTATACGGTATTCGGTAGACGCGGCGGATGTCGTACCAGAGTCAGATGTGCAGACGGCGCCCTATCATCGGCATGACCCCAAGACGGCGGTGAGGCGTAGTGATGGTAGTGTGATTTGTGATGGCTGTCACCCCAAGCCGAGAACGCCGCAGCCACCTCGTAGCGCGTAGTTTTAACAGCAACAGGATCACCAGCAACGGAAAGGGTTGTAGAGCAACATGCAACAGCACGATGAATTACACGACCTCTTGACGCGACTCGCCGCACTTCTTGACCTACCGCTTGAGCGCGTCTGCCAGGCTTTCGTCAAAGGCTTTGGTGAACAGATCATGGATGAAGCATGGTATGCCTCACACGCCACGCCGCCGAGGGATCGCTGGTGGGGAGCGCCTGAGCTTCCTATAGCCACTCCCCCCGACACCCGCGCGGCAGGGAAATCCGGTGATGCGTCATGAGGATACTGGATGAGGAGACGATTGCGCAGGTGCGCCGTGACCTGGAGGCGGGCATCGCCGAGATGCAGGCGGAGATACGGCGGCTCGAAGCGCAGTTGAAGGCGGCACGTGAAACGACAGATGCGGGCGAGACAGAAGATGAGGCGGCGCGCGATGAGTGAGCCAATGCCAATCCACAAGTGTGTCGTCTGCGACAAATGGCTCTGGCATACCGCCAGCGACCTGTGTTACACCCATGCGCGGCTGCGGCAGATGCACGTCGCGAATCCCGTGATGCAGCAGCTGCGCCATGATGTCGAGCGTGGGCGCTATAGTGATTTTTACATGGGCTGGAACCACCAGGACGCGCAGCTCCGCGTGATGGTCTACCGGCCAACACATTGGGTACTGGTGGTTGGCGATCTGATGGACAGGGCGCGCTACTGGCTCGGTGATGATAGTGAGGCAGCATGAATACCCGCGAAATGTGGAGCTATGATGTGACGCTCCAGCGTCACATCCGTCCTATCGTGACAGATCAAGTGGCTATTTTAGTTCACACGCGATGTGCGCTGAAACGCGGATATTCCGAATGCCGCCCTTATTGCGCACATGTGATTGTCGCTCATCCAGACGGCACGATGGACTGGCTCTGCCGTGGAAATGTCGTGTCCACCACACCCTCTACCGGATGGTGGATTAGAAATGCTGATGTTCTCGCTATCCTTCAGGAGTCGCTTCACACGAAGCCATTAGGAAAACGCGGTTGGCGGGCAGTTGCCAAAGGCACATTTATCGCAGCAGGCCACAGGTTCTGTACGCGCTGCGAATTAATGCTCGACAACATGAATCGAGATATGCAAGAAAGCGCCCAGCCATCATAGCATCCGGTGACAGACGCAGCCTGGCACATCACACTCATGCAGGCGCCAGGTCACGCGATGATTGGTCACATCCTGCCGCTCGATGGCTAGCGCGAGTACGTTGGCTTTATCGAGCGGCGAGGGTGGCCAGCCGGGCCAATCCTTCGGTGTGCTTGCCGAATTGATACCATGATCCATGAGCCAGCGCGCCGCCGCCGCAGGCGTCCAGGAGCCACCTGCTACGTAGCTGATAGGCGCCTGTGACCTACCGGGTAGGTGTGCCGTCGATGAAATACTCGAAGTTCCACCATGCTGCAAACTCAACCAGTGGGCCAGCACCCGCAACCAGTCTGATTCGATCAGAGAAGCCGCTGACGCCGCCTCATAGAGCATATCTATATCGATCTCCCACTGCTCCGGTTGACCCACCCTGTTGACCTTCTCAGCGCCTTGTATGACCCCATCCCGAAACCAGCCCCGTACCGTGCGTTCCCCCCGGCCCAACAGGCACGCAGCCTGCGCCGCGTTGACGCGGATCGCCATAGCTCATCACCACACTTCCGCCCGTCGATAGCTCAACAGTTACCAATCCTGGCAGCATCATAAATGGTCGCTCGATTGCGCGCGCAAACGCTGGTACTATACGGAAATCTACCGGGTATATACACGCGAGGTCACGGGGAGATAGCGTAGAGGTACCAGGCACCTAGCAGGTATATAGCGGGGAGGTGGTATACTTGTCGGGAGAAACCCCGTCGGCGTGTCCAGTAGCACCACACATACCGCCCGCGTCGGCGAGGCGTTCTCGTTCTCACGCATCGGTCAATATGCGTCGGTAATATTGCGTAAGAAACCTACGCGATGTTACCCTATGAGCGCTAATCCGATGTATACATTACCAACATCCTATAGTGTCGTAACGCGATAGACCTGACGAGGTTGTAGCAGCGCGACGAGACAGCGGCAGTTGGGGTGACGGAATGGGAAGCGCGATCCAGGCGATGCGATCAGCAACATCGATCACAGCGCTCGCATGCACAGCAACACGTGCGAGTCTGAGGGGCGAGTTGGTACATTGGTACTAATTTTAGTGACACATTGCGCAGGACGCGCAACAGTGCGCTCATGCGCTCGGTATTGTGTAGAGATGTAACCTCGTGGAGCGTGCTGTTAGGCCTTTCCGGCGCGCTCCATGTGGCTACACCTTCTCCCTCCCCCCGCGCGTAGTCGCTGCTCCAGGATGGCAGACACACCCACATGACGCACACTTCTTTTTGTGCCTCTCCCCATCCGACGCCAGGACGCCCCACGACCTAGCAGCGGACATTTGTATCGTCCGCTGCTCCCCTGAATGGTAGAATGCGATGAGGGAGGAACAAGATCATGACTCACAATGAACCGCACTTTGTGTATCCCAATGGCTCACGCCTCACTGTTAGTAGTGCGGATGAGCCGAGCAAACTCACATCTCCAGATCACGAGATTCTGGAGATGCATCTCTCGATGCTGAAACAATCGCGTTGGCGTAATCTTCGCGCGTTGATGCTGGGTTGCATTGTCGGCGCCGTCGCGACGATACTCTTGATTGCCCTTATCCAATTCATAATAATGTTCGCCTCTTGACGGAGATTGACAATGACCGAAGCCGAAGCTAAAGCGCTGGCGTGTGAGTTGGAGCGTCACAAAGACTGGCAGGTCATTGGAATTATTCCAATCCTTCCCACATTTTGGTCAGTCTGGCTCGCCCATCGTCGTAAAGCGGCATGGGTAGGTATTAGTGACCCTCATCCCGAGAGCGTCAAAAAGCAACTGACTCTCGGTCGCTCAGATGTCACCTACACCATTGATCTTAAATAACACTGCCCGCCTCTTGACGGAGATAGACCATGACCGAAGACGAGACCAAAGCGTTGGCGAGCGAGTTTGAGCATAACGCGACCTGGCGTGTCACCGATGTCTTCTATCTCGATGGTGGCAATGGCTTCGAGGGTGGATGGAATGTTCACCTCGAACTGTGTGATGGTAGCGCCCCTGGATATGGCATTGTGATCGATGATCTGCGACAGATGGCTAATCTCCGCAAGATGGTTGGTTGGCTCCGTAAACAGCAACGACTAACACCGCACGCCTCTTGACAAACGCCTGTAAATGTGCATCCTCGCCAATTTTCGATTTAACTTCATCTAACGGGCATTAGCTGAAATACTCCTAATTATTTGTTGGAAGTATCGCAGATTATCCCCACTCGACGCGATTAACCGAAAGTACCCCACCAGTTTTGAGAGATTGAGATGACAGACAAGCCCCCGTTCTGTTGGTGCCACGATGACACAATCCCCGATGAGGTGTTCGAGAGCGCAGAGCCTGACGCGGCCTCAAAGCCGCAGGAAGGCGACACCTCGGTCATGAGTTGGGATGAGCTGCTCTACGAAATGACTAACGGCGCGATGGGCACACCGCCGCCCGCGACACCACGACGCTACGAACCGCCGCCGCAGCAACGCAAGAAACGCTAGCCATGCCCTCCTTGAAGCGCAACGACAACAAACGACAGAATTACGAACGCCTGTCAGACAGCCAGAAGTCAGACACTCGCGCACGCCTTGCTGAACGGGATGTCTCCGCCCGGCAACGCGAGGCGCAGGTGATGCGGCTGCGCGTACAGGGCTGGTCGTTTGCGGCCATCGCCGAGGAGGTCGGCTATAGCGACCAGGGCGGCGCGCACAAAGCCTGGAAGCGCGCCTTAGCGCGCATTCCCAAAGACGCCGCCGACGATGCACGCGAGCACCTGCGCCTCCAGCTCGAAGATATGAGCGCACTCTTATACGCGCAGCTCCGCAAAGGCAACACCCGCGCCGGCGAGGCGCTCATCAAGCTCCAGGAACGCTATTGCCGCATGCTCAACCTCGACATTCAGCCCGATGTGAATAACGGCGCGCAGATGATGCTGGTGGCCGTTGCCGCTGATGTGCTGGAGGCGGTGTAAATGGCGGCACAGATGCAAACGCAGCAGCAGCCGACGCCACAACTGCCGATTGACACCATCCTGCACGGTGACAGCCTGGAGGTATTGCGGTCGCTGCCCGATGCGTGTGTGGACGCTATTGTCACCGATCCGCCTGCGGGCATTAGCTTCATGGGCAAGCGATGGGATAGCGACCACGGCGGGCGCGATGCCTGGATAGCTTGGCTGGCTGAGGTGATGCGCGAGACGTTGCGCGTCGTCAAGCCTGGCGGGCATGCGCTCGTCTGGGCGCTGCCACGCACCAGCCACTGGACGGCGATGGCGCTGGAAGATGCAGGCTTCGAGGTGCGCGACTGTGTGACGCATCTGTTCGGCTCAGGGTTTCCAAAGTCGCTGGATGTGTCGAAAGCGATAGATAAGCAGGCTGGAGCCAAGCGGGAACGATTGCGCGGTGTGCGTTCTGGTGTGGTTGCCTCGACATACGCCCATGACGCTTGGAGCCTAGAATACAAAGACTCCGTACTCTCGCCTGAGCCAATAACTGACGCTGCTCAGCAATGGGATGGCTGGGGTACCGCGCTGAAGCCCGCCGTCGAAGATTGGTGGCTGTGCCGCAAACCGCTGGCCGAGGGCACCGTTGCCGCCAATGTGCTGACGTGGGGCACGGGCGCGCTCAATATTGGGGCGTCGCGAGTGGGCAGTGAGGCGGCGTTACGCACAGCGGGGAGTCTTGCGGTACATCGCGCGACCTACGGCGGCTTCTCTAGCGACCACACACCGCGCGTCAACGGCTCTACCGCTGGACGCTGGCCCGCCAATCTCCTGCTCTCGCACGCGCCGGATTGTGAGCCAACCCGCTGCTCCCTGTGGTGCCCCGTGCGGGAGTTGGATGCGCAGAGCGGGATACGCACATCGGGCTTGATGAAGGCAGGCACGAAGCGCCAAACATCGCACTTCGCCGCTACAGATGGCAATAGACTATCCAGCGATACCTACGGCGACACAGGCGGCGCATCGCGCTACTTCAGCACCTTCCGCTACGTGCCCAAGGCTAGCCGCAGCGAGCGCAACCGGGGCTGCTCATCGCTTCCTGAGAAGTCGCCTTGGACATCCTTTGACGGCCAATATGCGCAGAGTCGGAATCCCGTCACAGGCGAGCGCCTCGGCGAATACAAGCGTGAGCAAAGCAATCATCATCCAACGGTAAAGCCCCTCGCGCTCATGTCTTGGCTCATCGGCCTCATCACTCCGCCCGGTGGCCTCGTGCTCGATCCATTCGCCGGGTCAGGTAGCACGCTGGTGGCGGCGCACGAGGGCGGCTGGCGCTATCTGGGCATCGAGCGGGAAGCCGAATACGTGGCCATCGCCCAGGCGCGTCTAGCGCCGCCTGCATTCGCCGTGACGGCCAAGAAGACGCGTACGACACGGCGTAAGAAGGTGAGCGCATGAGCGTTCCCGCCACGTTATCCACACCCCATCCACCGCAACAGGCGAGTTATACCCCGCTGGGGGGCGCACGGGCGCTGCTGTTCTGCCGGGAACGCGAGTGCTTGCTTGAAGGCCCGGCGAACACGGGCAAATCGTATAGCGGCCTGTGGAAGATGCACCTGGCGGCGCTGAAGTATCCTGGCATGCATGGCCTACTGCTCAGGAAGACGCTGGTGTCGCTTAAGGCCAGCACCCTGGTGACGTTTCGTGAGCGCGTCTTAGGCCCCAATAGCCCGGTGAAGTTCTGGACAGCACGTGGCGATGAGTCGGCGCATTACGCCTACCCCAACGGCTCGAAGATTTACGTTGGTGGCATGGATAAAGCGGCGAAGATCATGAGCACCGAGTACGATCTGGTGCTCTGGGATGAGGCGACCGATGGCGCGGTGGAAGAGTGGGAAGCGTTGCAGACGCGGTTGCGCTACGGCGTGATGCCCTATCAGCAGGCGATTGCGGCGTGCAACCCCAATGCGCCGACGCACTGGATCAACCAGCGTGCCAACCAGGGCCTCATGACGCGCATCCTCTCACGCCACGAAGATAACCCGACCGTCACCGCCGACTACCTCGCGATGCTGCAACGCCTGACGGGTGTACGACGCGCGCGGCTCTATGAGGGCAAATGGCAGGCGGCGGAAGGCGCAGTGTATGAGGATAGCTGGGACGCCAACCGCAACGTCATTGATCGCTTCACGATCCCCAACGACTGGCCGCGCTTCCTGAGCGTAGACTTTGGCTATAATCACCCGTTTGTGTGTCTCTGGTGGGCGATGGATCACGACGGGCGGCTCTACTGCTACCGCGAGATTTACCGCACCAACCGCATCGTCGAAGACCATGCGCGCATCATCAAAGAGGTGAGCCGGTGGGGGAAACAGGGCGGCGACCCGTACCCGCGCGCGATTATCTGCGACCATGATGCGGAAGATAGGGCGACGCTGGAGCGGCATCTGCAACTGATGACGCTGCCCGCCAAGAAGAGTGTGAGCGACGGCCTCCAAGCCGTCGCGGCCCGTCTACGACCCGCAGGCGATGGCAAAGCGCGGCTGTTCTACTTCCGCGATACCTTGCCACCCGGCGAGGTTGACCCGATCTTGCGTGATAGGCGACTCCCAGCCTGCACCATCGAGGAATACGATAGCTACGTCTGGCGCAAGAAGTCAGATGGCAGCTACGACGAAGAGCCGAATAAAGACCTCGATCACGGCATGGACGCATCAAGGTATATGGTATCAGACCGCGATTTGATAGCTGGCTTCCCCACACGCGGACCCCGATTGTTCTAACTCCGATAGGAGCACACTATGAGCGCAGCAGCCGCCAAGGCCGCATCGAGCAGCACCGCATCCAATGCGCAGCCTGACGCCACGCCGTCTTCGCTCGCTGCGCAGCCCATCAACCCTGACCCCACAGAGGCCGATTTACAGCGCCGCAAGGAGATTGACCGCGCCTGGTGCGCCTATCGTGGCGAGTTCCCGGACGTGTTCAAGACGCCCAACGGCCAGGCGAGCGATAATGTGCGGCCCAATCGCTGCGCCGCCATCGTGGATAAGGGCGTCTCCTGGCTCTTTGGCAAAGAGTTCACGTTCAACGTGCGCCCCGCCGACGCCACACCGGGTGACACGCACCAGGGCAACGAGAAGCAGGCGCAGGCGCTGGCCAAAGTCTGGGGTAGCGCCGACGATATGCTGACGACGTTGACCATGCTGGCCATGAATGGTGGCATCTCTGGGCACGCCTTCCTCAAGATTGTCTGGGATAGCCAGAAGATGCAGCAGCCGCGCCTCAGTGTGCTGGACTCCCACAACGTCTACGTCCTTTCTGACCCGGACGACATCAACCGCGCCGTCTGCTATGTCATCGAGTACAGCACCAAGCTGGGATTGATGACCAACGGCCAGCAGCGCACCGTCACCAAGCGCCAGGTGATCGCGCTGGTGGATAAAGACGGCAACGCGCGCTACGGCGTCGGTGGCGAAGATGATGACGACTACTGGACGATCACCAACTGGCTGCGCTACGACCTGACCAGCCCAGGAGCGGCGTCCTCGGCGCTCAGTGGCCAGCAGCAGCCGTGGACACAATCGGGTGATCCCGTCACCTGGCCGTATCCCTTCCCGCCGATTGTGGACGCGATGAATCTGCCCAACCCCAACGAGTTTTGGGGCTTGCCTGATCTGCCCCCGGCGCTGATGGATTTGAACGAGCGCATCCACTTCGTCGAGAGCAACATCAGCAAGATCATCAAGTCCAACGCGCACCCCTGGATATTCGCCAGCGGCTGCGACCCGAACGCCATTCGCAATGAGCCGGGCGTGGTGCAAGGCTTGCCCTCGCCCGAGAGCAAAGTCTGGGCGGTCTCGGCGACGGGCGACCTGGCGAGCAGTATGGCCTTCGCCAATGATCTGCGCGCCGATATGGACGAACAGAGCCGGGTGCCCGCCGTGGCGCTCGGACGCCAGGAGAGTATGCCCAAAGGCAACCTGAGCGGGATTGCGCTCGCGCTGTTGTTTCAGCCACTGATCGAGAAGACCGAACTCAAACGCCGCCTCTACGGCCAATTGGTGCGCCGCGCCAGCGCCTATTGCCTCGTGCTCATGGGCCTCGTCACCGATTGGCGCAGCGTCGAAGTTGATCTGGCGTGGCCGAATCTCCTGCCCAACGATGATCTGGCGATGGCGCAAACGGCGGTGGCCAAGCAGGGCCTCGGCTTCAGCCAGCGCACGCTCATCAAAGACCTGGGCGGCGACCCCGATGAAGAGGCCGAGAATCGCCAGGACGAGCAGCAGGCGCAGGTCACGGCATTCGCGCAGGGTAAGGGCATGCCGCCGATGCCTAACGCCAACCCCAGCGCCAACATGCCCCCAGACGCGTCAGGAGGCGATTCTGACGGCGCAGGAGGGCAGGATGCTACATCACAAGGGGCCAGTGGCCAAACGCCACCCATCAACCATCCCAAGGCCATCGAGGCGCGACAGCGAGTCAAAGCCGCATTTGGGAAGAGTTAGTGATCATGTGCTTCAGGTTGCGGCAGGCCGAGACGCTCATCAAGGTCATGCCAGATTTCATCACCTGCCATGCGATGCTGCCGCACGTCACGTTCAGCTTCACGCCGTAGACGCTCCATCGCCGAGCCACGCTGCTTGTACGGCCCGCCGACATCCTGCCAACCGTTCTCGCTAGCGTCGCTGAGGCGCTGCAAGAAGTAGCGCAGCGCCTCCTGTCCATTGATCGTTACCGTGCGCTGTGCGATCTGGTAGCCTTCTGGCGGCCAGCGCACATGGTAGCGTGGCATGATAGCTACTCCCAGCCTACGGCGTCAGGATCGCCAGCAGCATGGAACGCGTCGAATGCAGCCATATACGCCGCTGTGGCTTCACTGGCGCGCTGATTCGCAGTCTTCCATGTCTCGTTGTACTGGTTCCAGATGGCGCGCTCCTCATCATTGGACGGAATGCCAAAGTAGCCACGACCCGTGAGGCATGCATGGAGCGCGTTACTTGCCGCGTTCGCCTCAGCGATAGCCTCATCAGAAGCCGTCTTCAGCGCATTGAGTTCGTCCTGTGTCGGTTTGTTCATCTCGGTTCTCCTTTTGGTGCTGTTCAGTGGTCACTCGCCGCCGATGAATTAACTATAACGCATTATCATTAACGTGTCAAGGGTTTTCTTGACGAGTTTTGAAAACTCGTCAAAACTCGTAGAAAGTCGCTGATCGATGTCTTCTAACCCGCTCAATGTGGACGCCTACCGCGCCAGCCTGCTGCAACTTCAGCAACAGCAGCAGGCGCGTCTGGCCGCGTTGACCGAGCAGGTGGAGGGCAGTCTGGGGGCTAACTGGCAGCGCGGCGTCGCAGCAACACCGGCGCTCTATGGCCCCATCCTCGATCAGTATGCGCAAGACCTGGCCGCGCTTCGAGCCGCCAACGACGATCCCGCAGCAACACTCTCGTTGGATTGGCTCACCTCGCGCAATCCGCAGATCGCCAGCATCGAGGCGAATGTCAAAGCCAGCCTGGACAAATATGCGGCGCAATCCGCGACGACGGTCACGACGGCACAGGCGTCCGCCGCTGGTCTTGGCCTCGATGACGCCTCGCACCTCACACAACAGGCGCTCTGGCCTGCGGTGGACGGCGCTGGTGTCCCACCTGCCATGCTGTTCAACCGGCCGAATCCTGACGCGTTGGCCGCCTGGGTGGGTCGGGCAGGGAATGGCCACCCACTCGGCGATCTGTTTGCCAATTTCGGGTCTGAGGCGACGACCGCCGCACGTCAGGCCATGATGCTGGGACTCGCCACCGGGGCCAACCCGAAGGCGATGGCCTCTGGCATCGCCGATGCGATGGGCATCAGCCGCTCGCGTGCGACCATCATTGCGCGCACTGAGGTACTGGGAAGCTACCGCAGCGCCGCGCATGAGACGTACCGCGCCAATAGCGACGTGCTGAACGGCTGGGTCTGGTCGGCTGGTGGAAATTCACCATGTGCCATGTGCGCCGGGATGGATGGCCTGCAATTCAGTCTCGATGAGGAGTTGGTAGATCACCCGTGCGGGAAGTGCAGTCCCATCCCGATCACGAAAACGTGGGATGACATCCTCTCACCGCTTGGCATCAGCGGCGATGATATCGGCGAGACGAGCATGGGCGAAGACGGCGCGTATGAGAGCTTCTCAGACCGCTTCTCATCGCTGCCAGCGGCGCAGCAGCGCGACATTATCGGCACCAAGACGGGCTATGAGGCGTACCAACGCGGCGAGGTGACGCTCAAAGACTTCATTGGCAAACGCCCGGCGGAGGATGGCTGGCCCGCGCAATATTACCAGAAATCCCTGCGCGAGATGCAGATTCCCACACGCCAGGGGCTGCACGTTACGCCATCTGACTACCTCACGGAGCGGCTCTATCGCCAGCCGGGTCTCAACACGGTGGACGCGAGTAGACTGCGCGCCGCGCGGATGCCGCCCTGGGCGCGGCAGACACCCGCCTCGCAGATGGTGTATCAGATTCTGCGCAATGGCCTCCCCACTGATCTCCCAGAGGTGCTCGACCGCCCGGTGTTGATCGAGGGGCTGCGGCAGATGCTCGAAAGCGATATCCCTGCGAATGTGCGCGCAGCGGTGGAGCGCCAACTGACTGACCTGGGCGCGCCACTGGAGCGGGTTGCGCTCAACACCACGCCGGGCTGGCAGCGCGATATCAATGACCTCTACCGCGACATCATTGACCGCAACTATAGCATCCGCGCCGAGGATTATTTCAACAATCAGGCGCTACGTGCGGTGTTCGACGCCATGCCCAACCGCGCGCCAAATGTCTGGAATGACATCCGCGCCTATGCCCGCGCCCATCAATTCGACCGACCCCATTTCTACAAGCAGGCCATCGAGAATACGCTGAATGAGATCAAACGCCTCAATGGCGAGGAACTGGCGGCGCTGGCTAATCAGGGCATCTATCCGACGGCGGTGGGGCGTGACCTGGCCAATGAGATCGCGGATAAGGTCGCGGTGGACATGGCAGGTGTAACGGCTGAGAGTGTTGATGTTGCCGAGACAGCCGCAGCAGATACAGCCGCCCAAGACGCCGCGTCACTGGCCACGGAGGGCGCTACCGGTGATGTGGCGTTTGCGCCACTGCGAACGCAGGGCGCGGATAATCTCGGCTGGAACCTGCTTTCTGATAAGCAGGCCGCGAAACAAGACGCGAAACTCATGAGCCAATTGCAAAAAGACGCGGCGCGGGTCGAGAAGGGTAAGGTCGATTCAGTCGCCTCAGCGCTCGATCAACGGCTTGCTGAGTCGCCTGCATGGCGCGCCTACGTGCAGAGCCGCTCCTATCTCAATGATGGTGAGCAGGTTGCGCAGAACATCCTGCGGCAGTGGCGTCTCAACGCTAGCGAAGATGCGGCGGCGGCTAATTGGCAGCTCGGCATGCAGAAGATCGCGGCGCAGGAGTTCAGCATCCCTAACGCGGCGCTATCGCATATTGACCCCGCCCTCCTCGCCGCCGCAGGCTCCTCGAACGAGGCCGATATCGCGGCGCTGCGCGCGTTTGAGCGCGCGCAATATGACGCCACCCAGCAGTGGTTCAGGGATCAGGGTGTCTCGACGGTGCGGCTCTATCGCGGCGTCTCATTTGGGAGCCCCGACCAGGCTGCTGGGATCGCCTTTGATGGCAGCGCGCAACACGCCGCCATGAATCTCGCGCCGCTGTCCAGCTTCACCCTCAGCCCAAACACCGCGCTCGATTTCAGCCGGGGCTTTGAGTTGTCCGGCATGGGCGGGGGGCAATATCAGGCAGTGCTGGCGGTGGATGTGCCAGTCTCGCGTATTCTCTCACTGAACGCGACTGGCTTTGGCTCGTTGAACGAGTCAGAGGTGGTGTTGCTGGGTGGCGTCAATCAGCCCGTGGCTATCGTCGCCTGGGATGCCGGTCAACACGCGTTGCCGCAGGTTGCGGAATTGCAGGCCGCATTGAGTGATTTGCCCGCTGCGCCTGAGGTCGCCTTTGCCACCGCGCGCGCGCAAAGCGGCTTTATCACCGAGACAGCCAGCTACGACTTGACGCCAGACGACAAGATATTCGCCGCGCAGATCAAGAGCCAGGTGGATGCGCTCGATCAGAGCGCGCTCACACATGACCACGCTCTGAACATCGGTGCGCAGATTCACGACCGCATCATGAGCGATCCGGTGGTGGCAGACCTGCATGACTACGCCGCTGAGGCGCGTGCTATCGCCACCACGCCTACCACCGACCTTACCGATGGCCAACTGGCGTGGCTCCATGCCGAGCCGGATGCGCTGGCGGCGCATGGTGGCGTGCGCGTCGGGCTGGCGCAGGCTGAGTATCAGGCTGAGTATCAGGCGCGGGTATTGACCTATCTGCAAGAGGTACGCGAGATGGGCGGCGCTGACATCAACCTCAATGAGGCCGCCGACGCTTTTGACGCGCGCGCCGCCACCGAGCTACGCAGCATGCAGGATGTGATGCCAAAAGATTGGATCGAGGCCAGCAACAATCTCGGCGATTTGAACGTGGTCAAAAATCGAGCCACCAATAGCGTCGGATTTTACGAACACACCTACGAGGGCAATGGCACAATCTCACTGAGTTACAACCGCAATACTCCAGAAGGCGATATGGGCGTACGCTCCACTGCGCTCCATGAGATGATGCACCGCATAGAGGACGCCATCCCGCAGATCGGGCAATTAGAGCAGCAGTTCTACGACTACCGTACCGCCGGTGAGGACTTGGTAAAGCTCACCAATGGCATCGGGCAGAAGACCAAGCTCGATCAGTGGCTCGATCAGTACCTGGGCCGAGAGCCACAGACGAGTCTGCATGCGGGCAGTTTTATCAAGCCAGACGGCACGATGGGCTTTGCGCCAAACACCCAAAGCTATGAACTACTCTCGATGGGCGCCGAGGCGCTGCTCGGTGGCGTCGCCGATATGGCATACTTACGTGAGGATGAGGAATTTATTCACTTTATTCTCGGCCTCTTATCCATCGTGCGCGGTGATGCCGCAGGAGCCGTCTTACCATGAGCGCCTTTTCAATCACTGGCCTACGCGGTGGGAAGCGTCTCACGGTGGCATGGACAGATGGCGCAATCACCGGTGATGCGGAAGCCGTCGCCGCCCTCAAACAACTCGCAGACATCTTCGAGGGCGTCACCCGTGGCCAGCCAGGCGGCCCCTATACGACCACCGATCACCTCAGCAGCCCCTATACCGCCTGCGCGCTGATGAAAGACCTCTTTGAGCGCGGCACAACCACCCAGACGGGCCACCTGCCCCTCCTCGATATTCCGGATGGTGCTATCCATTGAAGAATCCCCAAGAAGACGACGAAGAACAAGACGATCTCCCCGTCATCGACATAGACGCCGACCCTCAGAACGCCAACTGGCTGCGCATCCTCGCCAAAAGCCGCGAAGACGAAGCGGCCAAGAAACAGCGACAACCACAACCCCCTCAACAGTGATGTAACGCGGCCAGGAGCCGCCTACATAAACGCTGCGTTTCGGTGATTTGTCCACCAACCCCTTGACAAATCACACGCAGTATGTATACTTGGAGATGTAGCTATGCCCACGAACTCTACGACCGGGAACAGCCAGGAGCTGCCCGGATCGCAGTCCCCAGACGACAGAAACGGTCAGGAACCGGCTGCGTCGCCAGTGTCATCGACACGCGATAGCAGCGCCCCCAACGGCTCCGGTGACAGTCCCGACAGAGACGCCATCATCGAGTCTCTGCGCCGTGAGAACGCCAAGTATCGCAAGGATGACAAACGGCTCGCCGAACTGGAGAAACGCTTCCAGGACGAGGAGGCCGCCAAACTCAGCGACAAAGAGCGGTACGAAAAGCAGCTTGCCGAGCAGAAAGCCACCATTGACGACCTCAGGGTGCGCGCTGACTTGAAGCTCGCCGCCGCCGATCTCGGCATCAGCCTGAAACTGGCGCAAATCATCCTCCCGAAAGCCGATCTCACGTTTGACGACGAGGGTAACGCCACCAATGTTGTGGCGTTACTCAAAGCGGCGGCTGAGGCGCATGAAATCCCGCTGAAATCAGCAACCAACGGGACACAGCAGCAATCCACTCAGCAGCCACAGCAGCGTGTGACCAGTGGCGGCGCCGTCAATCCAGGCCGAAGCACAACCAACGGCAGCAACAACGGACTCTTTGACGGCGACCCGCAGACGGTGATGGCGCGTATCTCCCACCTCTCGCCCGGCGAATATGCGGCGCGGCGGCAGGAGATCACAAGCTTCATCGCTGGGAACTGGAACAAGCTTTCCGGTCGTTAGGGGACGCGCCACGGCTCACGTGGTCGCGTGCATCCCGTAGTTACCACAACGGAGTACACCCGTGAGTCTCGACGCCTTTATCCCTGAACTCTGGGCCGATACCCTGCTCGTCGCGCTGCGGAAAGAGTTGGTCTTCGCCAATCTCTGCAACCGCGACTACGAGGGCCAGCTGAAGCAGATGGGCGATACCGTCCGCATCAGCGGTATCGGCAGTATCACCGTCAACAACTATGTCAAGGACACCGACATCAACGCGCCGCAGGCATTGACCGACGCACAGACCATGCTCTCCATCACCCAGGCGAAATACTACAATTTCGAGGTCGATGATGTCGATCAGGCGCAGCAGCACCCCAAGGTGATGAGGGAGGCCATGTCCTACGCCGCGTACCAGTTGGCGGAAGGCATTGATGAATACGTGGCGGGCTTCTACACCGACGCGCCCACCGGCAACACCATCGGCTCTAGCGGCTCACCAGTGGTGATTTCCGCGCCAACCGACGCCAACATTGCGGGCGGCACGACTGTTTACGACGAGTTGGTGACACTCAGCCAATACCTCACACAGAACAACGTGCCGATGACGGGCCGCTGGGCGGTCATCCCGCCGTGGTGCGCCACCTATCTCGCGCTCGATCTGCGCTTCACCAGTTTCAACACGGCGCAGGCGCAGGCGCGGCTGGCGAGTGGCTCTGTCGCGGGCAGCGGCGATTATTTCCTTGGTCAGATCGCCGGGATGGATGTCTACCAGTCCAACAACGCGCACAATGTGGGTGGCACCAAGGGCGCGGCAGGGTCGCAAGATGTGGTCTTGGCGGGTCACGCGATGGCGCTCTCCTACGCCGATGGCCTCACCAAGACCGAGGCCTACCGGCCCCCGCTGCGCTTCGCCGATGCCGTCAAGGGCATCTGCCTCTACGGCGCGAAAACCGTGCGTCCGCAGGCGTTGGCGGTGGGCTTCTTCCAGCACCCATAATTGTCGCGCTCACAGGAGCCTTCAGGAGTAGATAGCCATGACTGCACGTACCAACCTGCCTGTGACCGCGCTGACGGTCAACGCCAAGACGGCGATCAGCACGACCGCCATCGACCAGACCAACGGGATGAATTGCGCGCTGGCCTCGACGGCCATCCCCGCCTCGCCTGAGTCGGAGAATCTGGTGCTGGTGGTGGATAACACCGCCGCTGGCGCGCACAACTTCATCCTGCGCGCGGGGGGCAGCAACCCACCCGCCTTTCGCAAGGACCTGGGCGACCTGACCATCTCCATCGGCGCGACGACCACGGTCTACATCGGGCCGTTTGACTGGTCACGCTTCTGTCAGACCGATGGCAGCCTCAACATCGACTTTGACTCTGGCACGACCGGCACCATTCAGGCGCTGTTGCTGCCGCGCGCGACAGCCTAGAAGAAGGTAGCGCATGAAAGGCTTTGGTATGGAATCGGTCTGGCTCAGGACACCACCCACAGAAACTGATGTACGCATTGTCCACGTCAACCACGAGGACACGTACAAACGGCTACTCGCCGATGGCTGGGTGGTGATCGAGCAGCCAGCGCCGGAACCACCCACGCCAGAGCCTGACATGCCCGCTAGCGAGGTTGGAGCGGTCTCTGAGACCGCTCCAACACCCCGCAAATCCGATGCGCAGTCAGTGGTGAGGAGGGCGCGACATGGCGGTTAGAGCGACGATGGCCAATCTCATTACCAAGGTGCGCAGCCTCATCAACGACCCCAGCGGCGGCGGTGAGGTCTGGGGCGATCAGGATATCCAGGATCAACTCGACCGCACCCGCTTCGATATCCGCTATGAGCAACTGACCGCCGGGCCAACCATCCTGAACGCGGCCAGCACCAACAATCAGGCGGGGATCATCTGGGCGGATTACTACTCGCGTTACCAATGGTGGGAAGACGATGTGGTCCTGCAAGGGGTCAACACCAGCACCAGCGCCGCCTGGGTCGTGCTCACACCCGCCGCCTCAGAGAACTTCTATGGCCACTGGCAGTTTGAGACGAGCGTCTTTACGACGGGCACGGTGCCCGGCCAGTATCCGCCGGTCTTCGCCACTGGCAAGTCCTTTGATGTTTACATGGCGGCGGCGAATCTGCTGGAGATGTGGGCGGCGAAATATGCGCTGGCCTTCGATTTTACCGCCGATGGGCAGAGCTTCCACCGCTCGCAACTGATTCCCAATCTCACCAAGCTCGCCTGTACCTACCGGATGCAGGCGCGCGTCGTGACGGCGTTCCCGCTACGCATGGACTTGGCGACGCCGACGGGTGGACATGTGGAGCATGTGCCACTACTCGGCAACAACGACACCATCAATCAGGAGTAGGCAAATGCGGAGAAAGACACCTACGCTTGAGGAACTCATTGAGCAGAAGCTCGTCATGCATCAGTTGTACGCTGGCGACCAGGTGATGCATATCACGACCTTCGAAGGTGTACCCGCGACGGTCATTCGTCAGGTGCGCCCGGAAAGCCCTGAGGCTATTGAGGCGTGTCGCTACTGGGGGGCGCCCGCTTACGAGATCGAATGGCCTGACGGCAGGAGGGAAGTCGTCGCGCGTCGCGCATTGGCGACGGAGTTCTCCTTTGGGCCATCATCAGCACAGGAATAACCAATATGTCAAAGTTTTCGTGGACATTTTCACGCCTGGAGAATGGGCTGCACCATCTGGCGGGCCTCGCTGAGGATGGGCTGACCACGATCCATGTGGATATGCACCCGCTGGCGCTGGGGCAGATGCTCGCCAGTGAGTTTCTGGCGATGCTGGATCGGCGCGCGGGTGAAGAGGCCGCGCCGACATCAGCAGCAGTTGAAGAGGTGGCCAGCGATGGTGCCAGCGAGTGAGCTAGCCGACATGCGCGCCACCGCAACGTCTGCGCTTGATATCAGTGGCGTCCAGATTCAGCGGTTGACACCGACGGAGTTGGGCAATGGTCTGCGCTCATCGGCCTGGAATACCATCGCCACGGTCGCGGCCAGCCAGGCCAAGCCAACCGCCAGCGTCATGGCGCAATATTCAGCGCTCATTGGAAGCGCCACTAGCATGATGATGCGCCTACCCTACGGCACGGCGTATCACGCGGATGATCGTCTGCTGATGCCATCGGGCGACATCTGGCGCATCCAGGCCGATCTGTCTGACAGCAGTTACAGCACCTGCCAGTTGTTACTGGTAGCCAAAGTACAACCTAGCTAGTCCATCGGCCTTCTTGGCCTTCTCAGCGCGTTCTAGGGGCATTCAGCGAGGTGATGTCATGGGTGAGTTTGGTTCGGTGGTCGTCATCTACGACATCATCCCCGAAGTGGCGGCGCAGATGCAGCGGACGCTCGGCAAGATCGTGCGCAAAGCCGCCTACGACTGTCAGGCCGCCGCACAGGCGACGGTGGTGGTTGATACCGGCTTCCTGAAGAACAGTATCTACACCATCTCGAAGGGCTATAGCACCTACCAAAGCGCGTCGGGCAAGGCGGGACGGAAGAACAGCGACGCGGAGATGCTGCCTGAGGAGCCACACCCGACGAGTAGCACCGAGGCCAGTTGCGCGGTCGGCGCGAACTATGGCGTGTTCGTCGAGTTTGGCACCAGTCGGATGAGCGCGCAGCCCTATTTGACGCCCGCTGTGGCGAAGGTGCAACCGGAATTCCTGCATGCGCTCTCCGATCTGCTGACCAAGATGGAGACCGAGGGCGAAATACCCGCCGTGGGTGATGCGCCCGGCGCGACGGAGGCATAACCAATGGCCGTCGAACCTGTCAATCTCGGCTATGCGCTGCTCTATAGCGTCCTACACGCCGACGGCACGTTTATGGGCTACGTCTCTGGCGTCTTTCAGGGTGTCGCGCCTGCTGGAACGACGGGGATCTTCTGCATCATCAACATGCAATCGAGTACCGATGTCAATACGGCCAACGGCTACCGCATCTTCGCCCGGCAACTCTTTCAGGTGAAAATCTGCGGCCTCGCCGACGCCGATACCGCGATCCGTAGCGCCTATGCGCGTGCGGATGCGCTCTTACAGCCGGGTGGCGTCCCACTCAGGAACGTTGACGGCACGTTATCCTGCTTCCGCGAGCAGGCGATCTCGTACACGGAGCTGCGTGCTGATGGCACCCTCTGGCTCCATTATGGCGGACTCTACCGCGTGGAGGTGTAGACAGCATGGCAGTCCCACGAGTAGTCAGTAATCAATCGATCCAGGTCGGGCCTGAAGTGACCAGCGGCACCCCGGTCGCTTGCACCAAGATTCTCGACGCCTGGATGTGGACATTTGGCCTCAAGGCCACCACCAAACAATTCACCGGCCAGGGCCACCAGTATCCCAGCGCCAGCGCGATGCTCTGGGAAGAATCGTCTGCCAAAGCCAGCGGCCCCGGCGATTTCGCGCAGATGGTCTACATCTTCTCGACGCTTTGGGGCAGTGGCGCGCCCGCGCTCCACAGCCCAAGCACCACGGCCTACGACTGGATATGGACGCCGCTCATCATCGGCAGCTACGCCAATGTGGCGAAGACACTCACGGCGCAGATTGGCGATCCGACCACTGGCGACGCCGAGCAGTATGGCTATCTGGCCGCGACCGGCTTTGGCTACGATATCAACCGCAAGCAAGAGATGACCATCTCCGCTGATTTCATCGCGCAGACCTTCACCGACGGCATCACGATGACTTCATCTCCGACCACCGTCGCGCAAAATCCGATGGTCGGCGCGCAGTTCAACTACTACCTCGACTCCACCAGCGGCGGTATCGGCGGCACGCAGCTCCTCGATGTGCTCAAAATCAGCTACAAGGCCAGCGACTACTACGAGGGGTATTACCCCATCAACCGGGCCAACGCCAGCTTCACC